CGCGCTTATTGTTTATCGGGTTATTTAACTTCGCAAATGATATGGGGTGCCTTGAGCGGTCTCCTAAACGTCTCAAGATGCAAATCTTTCCGGCTGACATGATCGATTGTGAGCCACTGCTACTTGAATTGATAACTCATGGACTACTCAGTGAGTATTCAGTGAGTGGAGTTAATTACCTCCAAATAAAAGGATTTCTTAAACATCAGAAAATCAATCGCCCCTCGGCCACGAAAATACCGCTTCCTCCTGAATTCACTGAATCGGGGAAGGGTGGGGGGAGTGATTCAAGCACCAATCATCGAGACCTCAATGAAGACTCAGTGAGCCCTCATGTAGTTATCAATGATGGATCACTGACGGATACGGATACGGATACGGAAGGGAAAGGAATAACCCCCTCTCTTAGCGCGGGGGAGAAAGAACTCTCAGAAGACGTTATTTCGCAAGTTCAGCCCACCGCCCCACGATACCTCCAGGGCCTGGATGAGCCGATCGGTAAATTCACGATGATAGCCACTTGGCTACCAAGCAGGGATTTCCGGCAGCGTGCAGCTATGTGGGGGATCGCGTTGCTTGAACCTGATTACCTTGTAACTGAACTTGCAGAATTCACATCGTACTGGGAGTCGGAGGGAAAGGTGTTCACGCAGATTCAGTGGGAACAGAAGTTTGCCAGGCATGTAAAGCACGTTAGAGCGAAACAAAAACAGCAGACCGGAGGTAACGACAATGCAGCAGTTCGATCAGAACCAACAGCATCCCGAGCTGTTCAGCAAATTCAGTCAGCCCACGCAGAGTGGCGCCGCAAGAACGGACTTGATGGCAACGGAAACGGCGTGGCGGTTGTGGCAGGTGATGGGGGAAATCTTCTCGAACCGGTGGACGCAGAAGAATGGGTCAGAACCTACGGACCTTTGGATTGCTCAGATAGGTTCGATGACTGAAAGCCAGATCGGTCTGGTCTGCCAACAGTGCGTGGAACGCTGTGCAGTTGGGAATACCTGGCCCCCGGATCTCGCTGAGTTTGTCTCTCTGGTTTCTGAGAGTGGCGCCAACCCGTTTGGGCTGACCTCGGAGCAAGTGATGGCAGATTACAGACGCTGGCGAAACGAATCTTATCGATATTCGGGCAGCGATAAATATCCATGGCCGCAGCCGGTGCTGTATCACATCTGCATCGAAATGCGCAGAACCGGCGTTGAACGCCAGATGACAGAGGGGGAGCTTAAGAAACTGGCTGAGAAACTACTCACGAAATGGACGAAGCACGTTAGCAACGGACTCTCGGTACCGCCGATCCGTCGCCAGCTGGCAGCACCGCAGCACCCGGCAGGACCAACTCCGGCACAGCTGCTGATGGAAGAGTACAAACGCCGTAAAGCGGCAGGCTTAAGCAACTAAATCGAGTATTGACCAATGACCAAACAGTTAACCCAGAAAGAGCAGGTGGCGGTTTTCGTACGCTACCGACCGAATAGCGCCGTCGGCGATGTTTCCGAAGCGCTGGACATGGCTGGCGCCACCGCAGGCAAATTGCTCCGTGAACTGAGCGATGAGGGCGTGATCATCCGCACCCGAAATAGCGTGCAGTTCATCTACGCGGCAGCGCCTGGGGCAGAGATACCTGACGTGATCTTGCCGTGCATGGTGCTGAAAAGTGACCCGGTGAAAATAATGGAAGCCGAGCTGAAAGCCGAAGCGCTGGCGGAAAAGGGTTTATGGCGCCGTGCAGCTGGCGTTTATACCGACATGTTCAGCATCGCCTGCAGTTCTGTGGAAGTGGCGCGCATAGCCAAACGCCGCAAAGAATGCCTGCGCATGGCGAAGAGAGCATGATGATGGCCAGCATTAAGCTTTGGACCATCATCCGCGCTATCCAGTGCGGTAATGAGATTACCCCGCGTCAGGTTTGCCGATTACTCGAGTGTGACAGCAAAAAGGCCAACCGCCTGTTGGAGCATCTGGTTCGTGCTGGCGCCGTTAAAAACGTCGGCCAGCGCCGGCATCCTTTATTCGTTATGCAGCCGGGCGGAGAGAGGTGCATCAAGCCGTTGCAGGTTGAACTGGTGAATAGGCACCAGCCAAGCATTACAGACGTTTGCCGTCAGAACTGGCAGGGCTATCAGGTGCACAAAATTTTCGGCAGCGAACGTGCATGAGAAGTGTAATACAGCAGAGGCCTCTCCTGAGGCCTCCTTCTATACAACCTTCTTTGCCCACCGTCTCCGTCTCGGTTTAGGTACGCATGATATGGCGGTGAGGCGTGTTCCACAGATGGAACAAACCGCACCATGAGGTTGGTTTAGATCGGAACTAAAGGTCGTGAAAAAGAACTTTTTGCTCGAACAAACCTGGCACTTGAACTGGATGTTGGGGATATCCCCTCCGGCCGGGTGAATTGAGTCGTCACAATATCTTATTTAGTTCCGTCAGTAATTGTTTATCTGAATATATTTTAAACACGTTTGTAATGAACGTCGTTAGGGTGATGTAATGGAATTGTTAATGCTATACGCAACAAAGCGGATCGTGGAACTTGAAAGCCTGCTACTGGTAGATGTCACCGAAACAGTATGGCCTGTTGAAGTGGGCTTAGTATACGGCCAGATCGAAAGCGCCGGAGATGTTCCGGCTCACCACCAGCGCCGCCTGAAGCATCACATCAACCGGATGTGGCTAGAGAACATGCCGGTACCGTCGATTGTCGTTGCTGCCAGGTCGCTGGCCGCTGCCATGGAGGAATACGCGTGAGAGAGATTATCGTTGATAACTTTGCTGGTGGCGGCGGGGCGAGTACGGGGATAGAACTCGCCACCGGCCGGAGCGTGGATATCGCCATCAATCACGACCCAAACGCTGTGGCCATGCACACCACCAACCACCCGGATACGCTGCATTATTGCGAATCCGTTTACGATGTCAGGCCAAAAGTAGCGACCGCTGGCCGCCCGGTGGGGCTTGCCTGGTTCTCTCCGGACTGCCGCCATTTTTCGAAAGCCAAAGGGGCAAAGCCAGTAGAAAAGGCGATTCGAGGTCTGGCGTGGATCGTAATTCGCTGGGCGCTGGACGTGGGACCGCGCGTGATGATGCTGGAGAACGTGGAGGAGTTTAAAACGTGGGGGCCGCTGCTGGTCGGGGAGATGCGACCGGATCCGGAGCGTGCAGGCGAAACATTCCGGGCGTTTATCGATATGCTTAGTACCGGCGTTCGGGCAGACCATCCAGCGCTCGAGGAGTGTTGCGAGTTTCTCCAGCTGTCGCCGGAAAGCGCGCAGGCGCAGCAGATGGTGGCCGGGCTGGGTTATGACGTGGACTATCGCGAGCTGCGAGCTTGCGATTATGGCGCGCCGACCATCCGTAAGCGCTTTTTCATGGTGATGCGCCGGGACGGGCAGCCGATCGCCTGGCCTGATATTTCCCACGGAGACCCCAAATCACCAGCGGTGCAGGCTGGCGCGCTGGCGCCATGGCGTACCGCTGCGGAGTGTATCGACTGGTCGATCTGCGCGCCGTCAATCTTTGGGCGTAAGAAGTCGCTGGCAGAGAACACGCTTAAACGCATCGCCCGTGGCATCCAGCGATTTGTCATCGACAACCCGACGCCGTTCATCGTGAAGTGCAATCACACCACCACGAAAGGAAAATACGACTGTTTCAGGGGGCAGGAATTGGGCGCGCCATTACAGACTATTACCAAAACCCATGGCTATGCCATCGCGGTGCCGCACCTCACGAAATTTCGCGCCGGCGCCACCGGGGGACAGGTGACAGAACCGGTACCGACGATTACCGCTGGTACGTCAAAGCGCCCGGGTGGCAACGGGCATGCACTGGGGATGGTAGAAGCAGTGCTGACGCCGTTCCTGGCTGGTAACGATGGTAGCGCGTACCAAGCAAAACCGCGCCCACTGGAAAAGCCTGACGATACCATACTGAAAGAGTCCCGCGCGTGTATTGTTGCGCCGGTGATCGCCCGGCAGTTCGGTAACAGTGTCGGCCACCGTGCAGACGAGTCGAGCGCAATGGTCACGGCTGTCGGCAACAAGTTCGCGACAGTGAGCGCTTTCCTGGCGAAGCACTATGGCGGGAACTATCAGGGGGCTGGCGTGGGTATGGATGAACCTATGCACTCAGTAACGACAGTTGATCACCACGCTGCAGTTACTTCTCACCTAGTGATGCTGCGCGGCACCTGCCGAGACGGGCGGGTTATCGACGCGCCAGCACCGGGTTTAACCGCTGGTGGCACCCATGTCGGGGAAGTGAAGACCACGCTCGCTGTCGAAGATTACGACGAAGAACGCGCCCGGCAAGTACTGGAGTTCCTTCGCGAGTATTGCGGCGAGGAGTCCGACGGTTTAGTTACAGTGGATGGCGTGCTGTATCGCATTGTTGATATCGGCATGCGCATGCTCCAGCCACACGAACTGTACCGGGCTCAGGGCTTCCCGGATTGGTACATTATCGACCGGGACTTCCACGGCGTGAAGTATGCGAAGGATAAGCAGGTGGCTCGCTGCGGGAATGCGGTTCCCCCGCCTTTTGCCGAAGCGCTGGTGAGGGCAAACCTTCCAGAGCTTTGCGTGTGGAAGGAGGCTGCCTAATCCCTTTATGTGATGCCGCTTAACCGCGGCGTTTTTTGCCGATGCTTAGTCCGTTATGAGCGAAAAGCGGGCTATAATAAAAACCAACATAACCAATAAGGTCGTTGATTATTTGTAATTTATTATATTAGATTACCATAGGAGGCACTGGCAATTGATAATAAAAAACCTCTTTCTAACCAAATGAATTTTATTTGATTAGTTTAGCAGGATAGTTAATAACTCAAAACGCAGGGTGGTTAATGTTTCCTCGACAGGGAAAACTTTGTTACCACCAAGTCGTATATCCTGCCCCAGACCCAAGGAGTAGACTTAGACTCGCATTAGAATACCTCCCTCAAAAAGAGAGAGGCATCGAAGATTGTTTTTATCTGGTATTTATCGTTTTTTATGACTCTCACTTCATTAAGGTAAGGTTAAGTTTTCACCACGAATTAGGGGGGGGCTAAGTCTAGAATAAAAAAACACCAGCCTTTGCCCTTAATAAAACAAAATAATAGTATTTTATAAAAAACCAAGGATATCTTTTAAAGCATCTTCTTTTCTTTCAATCAAAGAAACATTACCTTTATAAGCATCCATGTAAATATTTTCTGTAACCTCAGTGATTTGATTAATTAAATACTCTCTACGATTTAATTTTTCGATCATCTCAGTAATGAGGATATAATATGGCTCATGCTTCGCTCCATTCTCATCAATGTATGGTTTTAGTTCTTCATGAATTTTATAGTCCCCATTTAATATTGCCTTGGTATATCTGGAATCCAATACTTCATTAATAATTAGATCATTAAACGGATTGGTTCGTTCACCTTCATAATACCTTGTAAATATTGAAAGCGGTTTCATCACCGGCTTAAACGGGCCTATTGAAGATATGAATATATCGAATAAGTCTGAGTCACTATCCTCTGCTGAGATTTTAACATCACTTGTTGGCCTTTCATTCAATGAAATTTTTACTTCACTAGTCAATTGATTATAGATATGCTCAATCAGCGCATCTTTATTACTAGGGTATTCATCTAATTTAGCCTCTTCACATAATGGTTTGCAAAGAAGTTTGAAAGTATTTTCCTTATCAATCTCGTAGAGATATCTAGCGGTGGCAGATAATTTTGACTCATATTTTATACTTTTTAATATTGCTTCCATGAAAATCTGTTTTTTATCAAGAGACAATGACTTAACGTATTCTGCTGCATGATACTCTTGGATTGATTTATGTAAAAAAACATAACGATCATAACCATCCTTTTGAATCAAACATGTAATATCGATAAAGTCATAGGCCATATCCTCAGGCTCGCAACCCTCTATACCACAAAGGCTAAGAGACTGTTTTGTATAATCTAATATCGAGTGATGTGTAAAATCTTGACGATTGTCATATAAGGATTTAAAACAGAGAGCACAAAAAGAATCAAACGCTTCTGAAGGGGTTATATTACTTTTTCTTTCACGTTTATAATTTTTAATTTTGTCATGTCTAAAGTATAAAGTTGTAAAAAGTTTAGAGTAGAACTCGATAGCACTGTTTGGGATTGAATCTAAATGCGGGTAGCATATGTAAAATAATGTCACCAACAATGGTGAATTCATCGTTTCTACTAAATTAATATTTCCCTTTAGCATTGAAAATATTTGTGTAAGTGTCTCTTGTTCAACCTCTCTAGAGGAACTCAACTTCTTCAGTATTGATATAATATCCGATCTTTTTATTCTCTTTACCTTAAAGTTAATTATGCCTGACTCCGTGCATACTTCCGTTCCATCCCTACTTGTTGTGATAATTTGAAGATTATAATTTCTGTTTAGAAAAATTATTTCCTCCAGCATTTTCTCTCTCATGCTTGAAGAGATCTCATCAAATCCGTCCAATAGCAATATAACACTATTGCTTTTCAATAACTCTATCAAACTTTCTTCATTGGTGTTGATACCTAGTTCGTCTAGAATTTTTAAAAGTGAGCCAGCAATGCCATTTTTTTCTATTTTTCTAAGTTCCATAAAGAAGGGGATTTTATCCCCTACTTTAATAGATTCTAATAGGATTTTTCTAAGGATTGTGCTTTTCCCCTGCCCTGCAAACCCGATAATGTTAGTAATGTTATTATCAGATAATAAAAAATCATCCCCAACCCGATACTCCTTTCCATCATGAGAAATCATTAAAGGGTGATATATGTCATTTAGCATAACATCATTCTCTGAGCTGTGAATAGTGCGCATTTTCATAGCTCTAGAAATATGCTTCACGACGTAGTCACTATGTACATCTATAGAATTTAGTTGTTCAACGATACTTCTACCATTATTAAATTCCCCAAGCCAATTCTTAGATAATACTTTATTAAATACAACCTTGGCAGTTTCACTTACACCTATTCTTAAAATTTCGGCAGCAATTGGGTCCATTGAAAATACTCCTTAATTTAATTAGTTAATTACCATGCGAGTTATGAGTTAATTTAAAGTTCAAAGTTCAAAGTTCAAAGTTCAAAGTTCAAAGTTCAAAGTTCAAAGTTCAAAGTTCAAAGTTCAAAGTTCAAAGTTCAAAGTTCAAAGTTCAATATTATTAAGGCTCATTATAAAAACTTTAAAATAATTAATCATAGATCTGGTATCGTAAATTATTAGCTAACACTAGCCATATAAGTACTCACCAAATAGTATGCCTAGCTACAATATCAATTATATGTACTTGCTCTGTCAACGTTCTCTTGCAGAAACTGAGAACACAAATGTAATCCATAGAAAAAACAATAAGTTAATGTTTGAGGTTACTGTGATTAGGGGAGGTTACACTCAAAAATCTCCAATGGCACTGGTAGGGGCTACAACTTTGGACAATGCAC